GGTATTTCAAGATCAACTGCAATTGGCATTACCGCTTTAGTGATGGCTGGAAGAACAAAAGAGGAAGCCTTGACAGAAATTGTAAAAGATAGACCAGAGGCATGGCCCAATTTACGTATTCTTGGATTTGCTTCCGATATTCTTGATATTGATATTCATGGTCATGTATCAGATTGGAAAAAGAAATGCATAAACTCTGATGAAATTTTCATTATACCAGATAGAAAACAAAAAATAAGTCTTGACTAAATTTTAAATTTCTCTATTTTTGTTTCATGATTGATAACCGAAAAGACAAAAAAGTATCTATGAATCGCCAACCTCTAAGTAATTCTGCTTTTTTTGCTATGAGGAAAAACAATGTTAAATGGCCTACCATCCGTAAAGCTTATATGGATGATGGTAATGTAGAGGTTTTGAAAAATTATGTGACCTCTAAAGGGCGTTCTATTGTTTTTCTAGATGGACAATATCTAACTAAATTAAATCGTTATGCTGGTAAAGCTCCAGAAGAGAGAGCTGTCTTTTGGGAGTTTATGGTTAAAGAGAAAGAAATTAAAGGAGGTCTTTTTCTTTTGTGTTGGTTGGGAAATTTTCATAATGGGTGTATTTTCCATGCTTCTCCACAATTTCCTCAAGTTCAGTGTTGGTATGAAGCTTTAGGGTATGAACAAGCTAATGCTATTTTCGAAAAGCATGCCTTTAAAATATATAAAGAAGTTGTCAATATAGTTCATAACGGACAACCTATTATAGATGATGAAGTCAAAGATTTTATTACAACAGGAGAAAACCTTTTAAGGTTTAGCTAAAATGGCACAAAGAACATTAGTAATAGTTGTCAATTGTTCTTGTACATTGATGGGATATACTGCTTGTGCGAACAAAGCTCTCCCAGAACCAGCAATAGGGACCCAAGAAAAAGTTTCAGCCATAGAAGGATTGTAACTTAAAGGAGAACCTGGAGTAGTAGACAAAATAGGAATAAGAGTAGACACAATTTATATTTATTAATAATAAACGTGTATTTTTTATTTAAAATGACCATAATCATCAAATAAATCATGAAACAAACCATAAAAAAAATAATTGAAGCTTTGAAAAAAGATCTTCAATTTAAAAAACAACCAACTACACCACTAGCTATCAACATGGTATGGTTTAGTAATTGTAGTTGGTTGGATCAACTAGAACACCAAAAACAAATGTATCGTTATATTAGTTATAAATAAAAATGAGTGATAGCGAATTTATTAATCTAAATGAAAATCAACAAATCAAAGTGGTTCAACATCACTTAAATTATCTTGAAAAAGAAGGAGTAGTAGTTAAAATGGAAAATGGTAATTATAGACTTAAAACAAAAAAAGAAATCAAACAAGAACTAGAAAACATACTTAAAAGCTAAAATGAACACAGAAGCACAAGAACTCATCAAACAATACATTGCAGAAACACTTAAAGATGTTAATGGTGTATCCTCTTCAGCATTTAAATTATTGGAACTTATGATGAAGGTAGATCGTCATTTAGCAGTACAGCTTCATGACGTGTATGAACAGAGTATCCAAGCAGGAAATCGTTATTTTATTCCTGCAGACGATTCTTTGAATTAATCACACATGCCTGCTTTGGCGGCATCGTAGTTAATAGATCTAGATACAGCTTCTAAATTGTCTGCACAAACAGCAATCTTCTGTTGCATCCACGGATCTAACTTGATGCCTTCCATTGCATAACCGTGTAACTTTTTAGCATTACTGAAAAGTGAAAACAAATTAGTCATTGCCATATGGTTTTCTTCACTCTCTTCTGAATCCTCACATCCGCATTCTTGCTCAGGTTCAGAAGTACCCACAATAGAAATAGCCATCGGTTCAGGGTTAAGTTCAGTGTCTGCTTGTGGTGAACTAGAAGGAACATTAACTGCTTTTTGAACTGCTGAGATGTAAGCTTCTTGAAGAAGAGTAGAGTCTTTGAATACCATAGGTTATATATTATTTAATCATTTGAGTGGAATTTTAATTAAAATCTTTTATATTAATCATTAATGAATAAAAAATGTGTAGTTGTTTTTAGTTCCGGAATGGATTCGTCGGTAGTTCTCCATCACTGTTTAAAAGAATTCGAAGAAATTTATTGTTTAACTTACGATTATAACCAGAGACATCGTAAAGAAATTGACAAAGCTTTGGAATATACTACTAATTTAGGGGTAGGAGATGGCAATTCTATTAAACAACATGTAGTAGTGGATTTAAAATTTCTTTCTTTATTAGCACCCACATCCGCTTTAACTAATAAAGACATTAACGTTCCTCAAATGAAAGAGGTCATTGGAGAGGCTCAAAATAAAGCCCACGTTCCTAATCGTAATATGATCATGTTGTCTATTGCAGCTTCTTATGCAGAAGCTAATGAATGTTCAGATGTCTTTTACGGGGCTGCTTTAGTGGATGATACCAGTGGACATTGGGATGGAACCTCTCAATTCAGAAATAGCCTAAATGATTGTTTGGCTTATAATCGTCTTCATAAAGTTCAGATACAAGCTCCTCTAGTTAAGATGTCCAAGAAAGAAATTATTGAATATGGAATTTCTTTGGGGGTTCAATTTGATAAGACGTGGACTTGCTATGAAGGTAAAGATTTAAGTTGTGCGACTTGTCCTGCATGTTCAGCTAGACTTCAAGGTTTCGTAGAAGCTAAAAAAGTAGATCCTCTTCTTTATTCTAAAGAAATCCCGTGGCAAAAATTTAATTGTATTGCAATATAAATTTATGTGTAATATTTGTGGTGCACCTTCTTTAGAAAAAGCTCATCAACTTTATACAGAAGGTTTAGATCGAGGGTCTTTTGCTTCTGGTTGTTTGGTATTTACTCAAAATCATTTTCACGTTTCTAAACAGGAAGCTCCTTTTACTTTAGAAGGATTAAAAGAAGAATTAAAATCTTTAGAAGAATTTCCAATATACTATTTGTTTCATTCTCGGGCTCCAACTAATTCTAAAGATCCTTCTTTTAATTACTGTACTACACACCCGTTTAATTTCGGTTTCCACTTTGTAGCTCATAATGGTATTATACAAAACTTCACAGACTTTAACGGCCATCAAGAATTTAATGTAGATTCTTCTATTATACCTTATCACCTCTCAGTTAACGGAGGCGACATAGTTAAAGCTTATTCTAAATATAAAGGTCTATTAACATCTTGGATATATGACACAGAAAAACTTTATGTAGTAAAGGCTGGATCTTCTTTACATATGGATCAGGATTCTTTTAGTTCTATGGCATTTGAAGGATCAAATCAAATAGAAGAAGATGGTATCATTTATGAATTTACTGGTTTAAATTTTAAACAAATAGGAACGTTTCCTTATAACAATCCTTACTTTCTTTTATGAACAATAAACTATTAATTGTAGTATGCACTCAAGCCAAAACAGACGTAGAATTTGAACAGAAACAAATTTTTTTAAGTCTTAAAAAACAATGTGAAACCAACTCCAATATTGATTTTCATATATTCAAAGATAATAAAAGAGGGTTAGGATTATGTTACAATGAAATTCTTAAAGACCCCAACCATATAGATAAAACTGTTTTATTTGTTCATGATGATGTAGTCTTAGAAGATATATTTCTTTATGAGAAGTTAATGTTTAGTCCTTATTCTATTACAGGATTGGCTGGTACTAAATCTTTTAACAAGAAAGTAGATAAGATGGCTTGGCACCTAGCTTCTAACGGAAGAGAAGATTTTGTAGGGGAAGTAGCTCATGTCAATAAAGACAACCAAGCTTGGACTACCATATTTGGTCGGACCCAATCGAGAGCTTTGATTGTGGATGGATTGTTTATAGCTTGTAAGGTTAAAGACTTAGTGGATAACGATCTTTGCTTTGATGAACAATTTGAATGGCATCACTATGATATGTCTTTTTGTTTGAAAGCCAATGAAAAGAAAGTTAAGGTAGGGGTTTTACCTATTAAGGTTCTTCATTATGGATTGGGCGATTCTATGTTGACCCCCGAATGGGAAGAATCAAATAAAAAATTTAAGGAGATTTATTGCAAATAACATTTATTATAAAGTTTTGAGTTTCCCTATTTCCAACCCCAATTCTTTAATTTCTTCTGGTGTTTTATAAAAATTTCTAGTTCCGTTATTACACACTTTTTTAATTATTGGTATTACTCCCAGTGTGTATTTTAATTTTTCAATTTCTTCTGGAGTTTTTCTAAAATTTTTAATTCCGTTATTACACCATAATTTACCCCTAACAATATCCCCCATGTGTTGAATTTTTATTTTTTTTAAATTGTCTGGTAATTTTTTCCAATTATTTTTCATGGTATTAGAAGTTTTGTTTTTTATTTCATCTGTCATAATCAATCTACTCCTATATTCTTTTAATTTTTCAATATATTTTGATTTTTCTTCTTCTGAAAGATTTTGCCATTTTTGTTTGTTTAATTCGCCTATTTTTTTATGTATTTGTTTTCTTTTCTGTTGAGGTATTTTTGATATACCCCCTTTAACTGCTTCGCTGTTGGCTTTTTTTTGTTCATCAGTCCAATTTTGTTTCGTTCGTTTCATTTTTTGGGCTGTTTGTTTTCTTTTTAGACGTCTATTAACCTCCTGTTTTTCACGAATAATTTTTTTTTCTTCTTCTGTTTTGCCATCAGACATAAATCCGCCTCCAGCTACATTTGTTAAATTGTAAAATTTTGAGTTAGTTGCACAATTAAATTTTTCTAACCAATATCTTTCTTTTTCTAAAAGCAAATCTTTATTATCTACTATTTCAATTATCTCTTTTTTAAAATTATGTTTGCCGTATTTTTCTATTGATTTTCTTATGGCTAAACCGGAACCTAAATAACTATCATTTAATTTGCCCCAATGAGATCCTATATATTGCATGTCATTTAATTTATTTGTTGTTTTGTAAATATAATATTGTTTCATTGTATTTATTTATCGGATGGAAGTGACATAATAAAAAATTTGTTGATTTTATTAAAATTTACATCATAATCAAAGACGTATGATTATTACAAGACAACAACTAAAGGAAGTAACAGGATGTGACTATTATGACGGAAATGTTATTCATAATATTTTTAGCTATAAATTTTTGAAGAAGTCAGTGACCGCTACTGGGGATATCATTTCATTTATTGCCCCTATGCATGTGGTTGATGCAATCATCGATTTAGAAGACTCCATTAATAAAGATTACATCTATTCAGATATGGCAATTAATTTTATTATTGAAATTCCTAAGGTAGATCTGTTCGGTGGAATTTGTTTTCAACGACTCTTTAATGCTCAATTAGGTTCTTTACTTTGTTCAGAGTATTTGGATAAACCCGGTTATGTAGACGGAGATGATATTATGATTATAGATGGAGAAGAACACAAGAAGTGTTCAGTATCTATTGCTGCCCATAAAAACAATTGTGTTTTAATTCATACTGGTATTAATCTTCAAGCGGGGTCTAAAGCCCCTTCCTTTGCTTACTCTACTGGGCTGGATGATATCAAAGCTCTCGAATTTATGCAAAAGGCGGAGAATATCTTTTTGAACATGACTATGGATATCCATGTCGCGTCTCGTAAAGTCATTGTATGACGATCTTTGATTATCTCAAAGATATAGTATCTACCAAGAAAGGGGATATACCTCTTGAAAATTATAATTTATTTTTAATAAACCGATGGCTCAGCTTCTTAACCCCTTCTTCTTGTTTGGCTATTAATGAATCTGTTAATTCTTTGGGTAATATAGATAAACAGATTCATTATAAACTTTTAATATCTTGTTTTCCTAAACAAAAATACATGTCTAAAATAAATTATATTAAAAAAATCAAAGTAGATAAAGAAGATCAAAATAATAAAATTCCTATCTTAGCTAAGACTATGGAACTTTCACAAAAAGAAATACAACAAATGCTTGACTTTAACGAAACACTTAATAAATCTAATATATGATACTACCAACAGAAATTAACGGAATTGTTCCTGAAGACTATAAAGATCTACCTTTACCAGAAGATTATGAAATCACCGAGTTATTGGGTGATGTGATCATGGTCAAATATCTAGATATGGTGGATGGGGGAGTTAAAAGAAACGGTATCATTTTACCCAACCAGATTGTAGACCAACGTGCTTGGAGAGTGGGTGAAGTTGTATTGGCTGGTCCTAATTGTAAACAAGTCAAGAAAGGTTCTAAAGTTATTTTTCCTGGCGATCGTGGACTTGTTGCTATCAGACAAAAAGAAGGTATGGTCATCTTCCTTTCTGAAAATCGCATCTTTGGTATTTGTGAGGTCAAAGAAAATATTGCATGAGATTAGGAAGGGATGCATTAGCTTTAATTCTTCTTCAAAATGTTATTGAATTAAAATTTCGTAGAAGAATTAATAAGCCGGGTTATAGTGATTATCGGCGAATGCTGTGCACCAATGATAGTAACTTATTATTGTCTAAATTAGGAAGAGATATTTTAAATTACAACCCCCCAAAAGGTTCTGGTCTTCTCTATAACCCTAAAGCCAAAAATTTAGTTATTGCTTATGATATTTTTATGCAAAATTTTAGAGCGATTAACTGTAATGATGTGGAGGTAGTGTCTGTTATTAAAAGTTCCCCCGATACTAAAGAATTTTGGAAATACTTCAATGAAAAAATTTACCCCATGTCAGCTGATCAAAAAGCCACATTTATGAACCAATGATTAATGTATCTAATATTTTTATGAATGAGATGTCTTGGGAGGATTTCTTCACCAAAAATTTTCAAAGTTCGATTAGTTTTAGTTTAGGATCAAAAACTATCCGCAAAGGTCGTTTAATTATTTTTAAACGAAGTCATTATTTTATACAAATTTCTTTAGCATCTCAAAAGAAACCTCAAGAAACTTTTGAAATTCCTATCCCGTTTAAAACCGAATATTACCCTGAAGAAAATTTAATTTACTTTGATTATCGTACAGATTGTTTAATTGAAAATAAAATGGATGATGATGTGATCCATTTTATTAAAAGACAAATATCTAAAAACACACCTTCTCAATATTTTAATAAAATTTTAGAAATTCAAACTACCCCAACATAAATATAAAAAATGAATACTCCTAAATTTAATGAACTTTTCGAAACTTTTCTTTGCACATTAGAAGAAAAAAAATTAAGCAATGTTAATTATATTTTTAATGACATCAAATCAGGTCAATTAGATCGCAACGAAAGAGAAAGAAGAGTTTGGGAAATTGGTTTTAAAGAAGGAGAAGGTCTTTCAAGCGGAGAACTTTTAGATCTTTTAAGCGACAGAACAGGATTAAAAGTATCTGCAATTTTAAGAATTTTAGATAGTCTTGAAAATCAAGGAGTAGTTGAATCATCAGAAGGAGAATCCGCAGAAAAGGATTTAGAAGATATTGAAACTTCTGATGACGAAGAACTCCCTCATCCGGATTATGAAGAAGGTGAAAATCCTTTCGATACAGGTGATGATCAAGGAGAATACTACGAAAGTGTAGAGACTTTAGAAGAAGCAAAAAAACAAAAAGCAAATCCTTGGGCTATTGCTAAATCTATGGCAAAGAAAAAAGGTTATGGTACTAAAAAAGAAGAGAAGATAGTCAAAGCTATTAAAAGGGGACTCAAGAAGTAACCTGAATCAACTCTACACCAAAGGTTTCTGCTAAGTCTATAGTAGAAGAATCATGGTGATAAATGTCTTTGTATACTATCTTCTTAATACCATAAGAAGCTAATGATTTTAAACAATCATTACATGGAAGTAATGTCACAGCAGCTAAATAACACTCATTAGGTTTTATATACCTTAAAGCATTTGTCTCTGAATGTACTACATATTTTCTACGTTCATCTCTATCAGACCAATCCTCTGACATACCAGAAGGAAATCCATTAAATCCCAGAGAAGCTACACTTTGATCATGACGAAGAAGGCAACATCCTACTTTTACGTACGGGTCTTTAGATTTTAAAGAAGCGACTTCAGCTAACCTTAAAGCATATTCTTCCCAGGAGATATTAGTGAGTTTCGTATCCATTATCTGTAGACCAAATGATTTGTTTGAAGTTATGATATCTTAATAGAGATTGGCATGAAGAGCAAGGTTTAGCTAAGGCAATGTTATTATTACGATTGTATCTCAAATTAATTAAAGTACACTTACGTGTATCTATATTAGTCAATCTCTTCAATTTGAGTATAGCATTTAATTCAGAACAAATTTGTTTTTGGTCTGAATAATCTTCACCAGTAATCCTCGAAATTTTTTTATTTTTAAGATTAACTGGATGTGTCTTATTGACATTAAGACCAGTTGATATAAGACGATTCTTATAAAGAATAAAAGAAAAATGTCTACAACGATTAGCGTTATGAGTATCTAAAAGAGAAAGAGCGATGTCTTCAAGTTTTTGAAATGGTATTGTCTGTGAGATCATCAGAATGATTGTCGATAAATTTTTGTATGACATCAACGATAACTTCATTAATAGTCACATCTTTTTCTATTGACTCTTGAATAAGAAACATAAGTGTTTCTTTAGACCAATCTGACATATCCAAATCTAAAGTGGTCCACGGTTTCAGCAACACTGATCCATCTTCATTAATAACCCAATCTAGTTTGTCTCCATTTTTAAGACTCAATTTAGAAAGTTCTTCATCTGTAAATTGGATAAAGTATTCTTCACTTTTTTGTATAGTTTTAGTAAACATATTAATGTAATGTCAATTGGTCTTCGTTTAAAATTTCCCAAAATTTAGTCCGCGTATCTTCATAAACTTTATATTGTTCATCTGTAAGACTCTCGTCGTATTTAATTTTACTTCTAAGATACTCGTCGATTTCAATCAAAGCAGAACGATATTTCCAACCTTTATTAGCTATATCAAATTCTTCTTGTTCTTCGGGTAGATTATATTTCAGTATCGCTTTCATCTTCATTATTTCTTTCTTCTGTATTTTCTCTAATAATAGCTACACTTTCATTTTCAGTCAACACAAATCCGCTAACAATTAAAAAATCTCGAAAATATTCCAAAAGAGTTTCTAATGGAACTTCCCCCCGTAAAGAAATTTTTATTTTAGTTGACGGTTCAGGATACATTCCATCAACCTCAGAACTTTCTTTTATAAATTTGTAACTAACATCAGGTTGTTGTTGAAATATCATAGAAAGTTTCTAATAATAAAGTACTGAATACTATTGCAAATCCCTGATAGTTTATAAAAGACACTAGACATTTTTAACCAGAACCACTTCCAACCCACATAAGAAGCATACTTCTTAAAAAGATTCCAAGGATGTTTTTGTTGTTTTTTATACTCTTCTTCCCATTTTTTATTAGAAAAGGATCGAGAAGTTTCTTTTTTAAATTGTACTAATTCAATTTTATCTAACTTACCATAAACAAAGTAAGCATCAAATTCGACCCAATAATCATTCTCTTCATTATAATCGTCATAGGTGTAAAATCGAATTTTACCATGATAGTCTTCTATCTTCTTATCATGAGTTTCTTTTTCAATGACTTCTTTCCAAAGATCCCAAGGTTTAATTTTTTTAGACTTTCTTTCTTCTGTGGTATAAGAAATATATTCTCTTTCTACTACGTGTTCATAAAGAAAACCTTCTTCAGATATAAAGTAATCTAAAAGGCAGTTGTCTAAATCTTTGGTTTGAAAAGTATAATCTTTCCAGTTTACGTTTAATGATTTTAAATCTTCTGAAAGAGGAAGATCTTGTTTTACTTTTATTGAATCATACATTCCCATAAAAATATAATAATATATTTTTGAGAATTATCAACTCACTCCATCAAAGTTGTTTAATATATTCAGAATGTAAAGCTTTTAAAAAGGGGAAACGTATTTGTTTGTCTCTAATAAATTGATCTAATTTAGAAGGTGTATTGATATCAATATTAAATTGTCTTTTAAGTTCAGGAATCATTTCCTTTTTTATATCAAACAATTCTTTCCATAAAGCATTGTGAAGAAGTTTTTTGTCTATTTGAGGATTAGTTTTTTGGGATTTATAATCCTTTAATGCCTGGTCTATATTAGGCCGTACATCATTGACCAACAAATCATTAAGATCTTCTTCTAAAAGAACTTGTTCACAAATTAACTGAAAATTCAAAGGTACTTGCACTTGGTTATTATTTATCGAACTTTATTAAAAAATAACCAAATTTTAAGTCGAAGATACGCTAAAAGGGGAAAACGAGGTTTCAAATTAATGATACGTACATCTTCCTCTGTAAGGTTTGTCTCTACTTTAATTTGATTGAATTCTTTTTCTGAGATGAATGTTTCTTCTTTTTTCATGACCCCATAATAGTGATTTTAATAAAAACGGCACGCTTATTCTTCTGTGATTTCTTTCTCGTCAATTCCCATCAATTCTCTCCAAAACCACAAAGTATTTGAAATGATGTCGCAATGTTCCCAATCCCTCATCTGCATAACGTCTTCATATACATTTTCATATTTTTCAATCGATTTTTTAATATCATTTTTATAATCTTCTGAAAGATGTTTTTTAATAATATCTAAAACGGGTTTCAATTCTTCGTCATCTAAATGTATTTGTATACCAGCTCCATCATGTTTAGATCCGTATAAAAATGAAATATTCAACTCAACCGGGGCTGGATATTCCCCGAAACACTTACCCGAAAAATCTGAGTAATAAACTGATTCTTCTCTTACTTGAGGTTTAATAATTTTTTTCATAAATAACAATATATATGAATTTTAAAGAATTTACAACTATTTTAAAAGAAGCTAAATTCAGACAAGCACCTTCATCTGCGCTTCTTAAACAAATTAAAAAAATTGCTCAACTTTATTACAACCAATATAACAGTAAAAATGTAGATGTTACTAAATTAATAGATAGTAAAAAAATTGTATCTTTTGAAAAAAATAAACATTACAGAGAATATTTTAATCACTTTAAAATTAAATTGCCTACGTATTTTACTCCTTTAAACAAACCATTAGGAAAAGTTAAAGTAATGGATTTAGAAACACAGGAAGAAAAAGAAATTGTAATTTATTGTGTGTATGGGGATATTGGCGATGACTATGCAGCATATAGTGAAAAATTTGAAACTGTTAATGTCTACGATAAAAATTTAAAAAATACTTCTTTGCGATTTATAGAATCTAAAATTTTACACGAAATTACACACGGGTTTCAAGAGTATAAAGACATTTCTTCAAAATTTAGAGCTGCATCTAATTCTAATAATATAACCCCCGAACTTTATTATAAAGAACCTATTGAATATGATACTCATTTAAATGAAGTGATTTACAATATTAGAGAAAAACATCAAGAATTAATTGATGGTATTAAAACCGCTAAAGAACCCACTGCTAAGAAAATCTTAGAAAATCGTTTAAATTTATTCTTTCAACAGTTAGCGACTTTAATTACAGCAGACCCCAGTTCTTACTTTGAATTAGAAGAATTAACATTACCTAGTTTTGTTTCAGATTTCGAAGATTTTTTAGGAACCATTAGTGGTGACGTTCGTCTTTGGACAAAATTTAAATTAAAATTGAATCAATTTTATGAAAAATTAACAGGAAAAGATGTAAGAGGTAGATCAGTTAAAGAAGATGAACTTGCAAAAAAAGTAAAATAAGTTAAATTGATTTTAACTTATGAGAGTCAAAGAACTTATTGAACACCTTACTACACAAGACCCCGAAATGCGTGTAGTTGTGAACGGATATGAAACAGGTTACGATGAATTAGAAAATGTTTATACAGTTAAAATAACCCCAAACCCAAAAGCAGATATAAAAATATGGGAAGGAGATTTTGATGAAGTTTCTAAAAATTCTTATGAACCTTCTGAAACCGCTTTGTGCTTTCCAAGAAAATCTTAATTTAAAAATATGAATACAGTAACTAGACCATCACTAAAATCATCACCAATGATGAGCGAAATACGCAAAGCTCTTAAAAAGAAAGCAACACCAGGACAAGCTACTCTTTCTCGTAAAGAGGCTAATAAAACTTGGAGAGAAGATATTCTCGGCTTTCGTTCTAATGAGCAAAAAGAATTTGATAAAGTTAAAAAACAAGAACGTAACAACAATAAAAAAAATCGCACAAAAGATCAAGAGTGAAAGTTAAATTAATTTCTTTAACAAAACCTTTAATTGAAGGTATTGATACTGCTGAAGAATTAATTTCTTATTGTGCTCGGGTGTCAAACCCACCCAATCAACTCAATACAGAAACATCACCAAGGCTCCTCAAATATTGTATAGACCATCAACATTGGTCTATATATGAACAAGCGTTTATGACTCTGGAGATTAAAACCTCCAGAGCTATAGCAGCCCAAATTCTTCGGCATCGTTCCTTTTCTTTTCAAGAATATAGTCAACGATATTCCAAAGCTACTACCCTAGAAAACCTAGAATGGAGATTGCAAGGTAAAACTAATCGTCAAGTAGGGGATGAAGAATACCCAATATCACAAAATATGGATGTTGCTGTTATAGTTCATGAAGCACAACAAAAATGTCTTAAAGCATATGAAAAACTTATTGAGTCTGGAATTGCTAAAGAATGTGCTCGTATGATCCTTCCTCTTAATACTTCTACAACACTCTATATGTCTGGAAGTATTCGTTCTTGGTTGCATTACCTACAATTAAGAACTAAAGAAGACACTCAAAAAGAACATCGAGACATTGCATTGGAAATTAAAAAAATATTTGTAAAGGAATTTCCTGTTACCTCTTGTGCTCTTAATTGGGTATAATTATAATATATGAATAAATTCGACTCCCTCTTAGAATCTTTACTAAATGGTCTCTCTAAAGGAATGTCTATTGAAGACATTGCCAAGAAACACGATGTAGACTTAGAAGAATTGGAGACTGAGTGGGATAAAGGAACTACAATAGAAACAGAACATACATCTAATAAAGAAATGGCTAAAGAGATTGCTAAAGATCATTTATTTGAAGACCCCAAATACTATACTAAGCTAGCAAAGATGGAGAAAAGTAAAGATGGCAATTTATAAAAATATTTTAATAACACACGAAATACTAGACTCCGAACCAAATTCCTATTTTGTGTTTGGTGATAATTTAATTCATGAAGGTCATGGTGGTGCAGCAGCATTAAGAGATCACCCCCATGCTATTGGTTTTATTACAAAAAAATATCCAGACAATGTAACTGAATCCTTTTATAAACCAGAAGAATATTCCTCAATTTTCTTTGAGGAGTTAAAGAAACTTAAAAGTATTATAGAAAAAAGACCAGATAAGAAATTCTACATTTCTCAACTTGGTAGTGGGTTAGCGAATAGATTTAGAATATGGGATAAACTCATTCGACATAATCTAGTTAGGGCATTGGAAGGATTTGATAATGTTGTGTTCTGTTGGAATGATAGTTTAGTTTCTAGGTTGTCTTAAAGTAATAACATAAGTATAAGTTGTGAGGACTTATACTTTCAATAACGAGATATTCATCCAGATTAATGGAGTTATGAGTATGCTCGATGATATAGTAGTAGCTCGTAGAAAGAGAACTAATTTTGGTGAAGCTGTTGATTGGTTAAAAGTTCGTTTCGTTTATTCCCCTAAGCAGCGAGTTCTCTTGGATCTTTTAGACAAAGCACAAAATATACAACTTCCAGTAGTAACATTTTATCTGGGTGGTATTAATAGAGACTCTGCTAGGACTTGGAATAAGTTAGAAGGTTATTATGCTAAATCTTTAGACTCATCTGAAGTTAAAAAAATTCCTCAACCTAATCCAGTAGACATCACTTTAAATTGTTCCATACTCACCAAATATGCTAGTGACATGGATCAAATTATTACTAACCTGGTAGCATGGACTAATCCCCAACACATTTTAAGTTGGAGGATCCCTGGTGTTTATGATCAAGAAATTCGCAGTCCTGTTATTTGGAATGGCGCGGTCAATACTTCTTACCCAACAGATTTAAACGCAACACAAATAGCTCGATATCAAGCAGATTTAAGTTTTACTATTAAAGGATGGATCTTTAAAGCTATTCCAAGTAAGGGAGAAGCTAAAATCTTTAAATTTAATTCAGACTTCTCTATGATTGATGAATTAACTACCAAGTATTCTTTAGATCAATTAGATCCAAATTTAACAGAGAGAACTCTTCTTTCTGCTGTTCCACAACCTCAAATTTTAATTGGCTGATTATGATTATAGGAAAACCTTTTTTACCTCCTATAGTTCCTACTGGTGTCACTAAAACATTTAATGTTTTTGGTAAATCCTTTTTAAAGATACAAGGTGTTTTTCTGTCTGGGTGTGTTTTTGAAAATGAAACTTTTTTTAATCCTTTTTCAGCATCACGAAGACTATCTGCAGATTATCCAGGGTTTTATGGTATTCAATTAAGTGCTACAAATTACACTTCAAATAATAACAACCAAGTAGTATTTACCATGCCCTCTGCAGCTTATGAAGGATTTGCTGATGTTATTTTAATGAATGAGGCTGGCTGGGGTAAATTAACTAGCTTTGTTATTAAAGATACTATTAATCCTTATGTATCTGGTACTACTGATTATGACAATTATCAACCTTATCAAAGACCTTGGAAAGATGGTATTGTCGTCGGAACCGAACTTCCTTTAAGCGTTACTCCAGAATTGTCTGTTAATTTTATATTGTCTCTTACAGCTGATGATGATTTTGATGGATACACCAATGTAGTAGAATTAAGTGCAGGAACTGATCCGAACGATGCTAATGACTTTCCCTCTTCATTGTTTGGAGTATTTAATAATATATGAGCGCTTTATCTTCTATCAAAGTAGAATCAAACTACACAGGTACTTTTAGCAAACAAAATTCAGTATCTTTTAATACATCTTTATGGGCTGCTACCAATGGAACTATTAATTGGACAGATTATCCAAACCAAGTTCCTTATACTGAGCAAGATGTTTTTCATACACAATTAACTCATACCCCGGGTTTAAGTTCCGATATAGGATGGACGATTAGAATAGGAAAAGGAGGACAGATTTACTACATTGACGTACAAGGATTGGGTCAAATTATTTGCCCACAAAGATCTTTCTCTGCTTGGAATGATGATTGCATGACGACTACTGTTTATAGTGCACCTGAAAGTAATAAAGATACAGAAATGGGCGGTAATGATTCCTTTGCTAATGGATATATACACGGTTCAGGAATGTATGTTAAACCCCAAATGGATCCCTTAAACAATAAACCTTTTTATTGCCCATTATTAGCTGAAAATTTTGATGTAAGAGATAGAAGTTATTCTATGGTAAATTGGGGATTGGTTCCTAAACCTAATATAAATCGAGGGGATGTTTTATTTTATTCTCGTTATAGAGATATGGGTAATGGGGTTTTAGAATTAACATTTTATTGTTATAATTTTGGAAATAGAACTTACAATTTTGCTGAAACACCTTGGTGGGCAGTAAGACCTAGTAAATTTCCCAATATGATTGAAGGGATTAATGGAACTTCTTCTTTTAAAATCACCAATAAAACTTTTCAAAGTGGCGCAATTCCATCTACTGGGGGTTGGGGAGCGCATACAGTAAATCCTTCCGATCCAAATTCTATTACTTGTGCTTTGGTTTGGGGGAGTACTTCTAATGGAACTGGAGTCAATTTTGGATTTGTTGATAAAGGAGTTAGAGATATGTCTTTAATAGCACCTTCTTTCAGCCAACTAAATTTACCTTACGGCACTGGATTTTGTTATCGGCGATACGCTGTTTTAGGAAAATTAAAAAATGTTAGTATCATTTGTGCTGATTTAAATAAACATGCACTATTAAAATCTATAGAATTTCCTGCAAGTTATTCCGGTCGTTTACCACTATATACTTCCACTTTAGAAGGACAAAATGTATTAAGTACCTCGGGAAGTAGTTTAGTAGGATACACTTATCCTATCCCTATCAAAAATTCTTTACCTTTATTATTAATGAAAAATAAAGGTAATGGGAATTATTTTCTTTCTACGGATCCTTATGCTGCTTGTGGAAAATTGCCATTTACTAATCCTTATCCAGTAGGACATGCCAAATATACCACGTATCAAAATAAACACATTTATCAGGTTTATGACGGAAAAACAGAATGGGTTTCTTTATTAGGATTTGTAAAACCGACTTCTACTCCGGGTTTTGCTGATGCTGGATATCAATCACTTACAGACATTATCGGGAGTATTCCTTTTATTGCCGGTGAAAAATTAAATGCTGAAGACTTAATGATTCCTGTTTAATGTTGACGTTTATAGATAAATATAAAATATATGGCTAGCACCAAAGTTAAAAAATCTAATTTAGATAGTTCCGTTTTTACTGATTTGACTATTATCGGTAATATTTCAGCCACAGGTTACTTTTATGATGCTAATGGTTTAGTTTCATCAGCTGCAGTCACAAGTCTTTCTTCGACAGTTGATGCTAATTTTGCTCTTAAATCTACTATCACCAGTCTTTCTTCGACAGTTGATGCCAATTTTGCTACAAAGTCTTCTGTTTTAAACTATTTACCATTGTCTGGCGGAACTTTGACGGGAACTGTTGACTTGTCTGCTGTTACTGAAATTAAAGCAACTCCAACCATAAGTTTGAGTGCATTAAATTTAAATTTAACTTCTGCTGTAATGTTTCTTGTAAATCTTAATAGCAACATTACGACATTTACTTTTACCAACGTTCCACCTTCTCCTAGGGTTTATTCGTTTGCATTGCAATTATCTGCAGATGGAACACCTAGAACTGTTGTTTGGCCAACTGGTACAAGATGGTCTGGAGGAACTGGACCAACTCTTACGTCAACTGCTGGAAAGGTCGATACGTTTACATTCTTTACACACGATGGTGGTGTAAATTGGTTTGCAGCAACAAGCATCCAAAATCAATAAAGCATTTTAATAAATAGGAACGAAAAAATTATGAAAAAATACTGCTATGTTAAGAATGGAAAAATTGTTGCAGCAGAACAAGATCTGCCAGTAAATTTTGAAAATATTTCAAATTTTTATCTTTTAGGCGATGCTGACCTTAAGCGTTATGGCTGGCTTCCTTACGAAAAATTATCAGAGGATAAAGATGTTTTTGTTAGTTCTAGTTACGAAATTCTTGAAGATAAAGTAATCGAACGCTTTGTAACAAGAGATAAGACTAAACAAGAATTGCAAGCTGAAGTAGAAGAAAAAACAGCAATGCAATGGGATTCGATAAGATCTAAACGAAACATTCTCTTACAGGAGTCTGATGTATTTGTCGTTTCTGATAGATGGGAACAAATGAGTTCCGAAACTAAAAAGGCATGGTCAGAATACAGAAAAGCATTAAGAGATCTTCCTCAAAATGTTACAAATTCTTTTGATGTAATTTGGCCAATTCAACCGAAATAACATTATTATGTCCTTTTTGGCTAGAAAACTTCTTGCAACAAACGGTGTAGCTCCTCCTATGTATTTTTATAATTATGGAACTGTTTTAGGAACAGGATCTTGGACTTATACTACAATTCAACACAATTCAACACACGCTTTTACACAAAACTCAAACAACCTATATCTTTCTGTACAAGGTTCTAACAGTACAGGCATTTGGGTTGGCACAAAAGCATATCATACGACTCCTTTAAAAATTCCAGCAACACACAATAAAATGGACGTGTATTGTTATTCAGTTGCTCTCGCTGGCATGAGACAAATTTGGTTTGGTTTAACAACTAATAACAATGATTGGTCGGATGCAATGTGGGGATCATCAGTAAGTACTGCTGGAGTTCAAGCGGTTGGTTACCATAATGGCAGTATTCCAGTAGGATCTTATGGTACCACAACTTTTGACATTACAGCTGCTCAAGGTAAATTGTGCTATTTTATACCTTCCGTAGCAACCGGTCAAAACGGTAACGTACAAATACAAATTTATAGTGCAAGAACGTACGTTGGATAACTAATATATTTTCAAAAAGGAAGTTTTAAAATAATCAAATCTTCCTGCCATAAATAATATTATGGCACTCAACTGCATTCCAACTTCAGAAGACCTAAAACACTCTCTTTAATACTTGTAAATCTTTTTACCTTTAAAAACTTTACAGTCTTTAATACATAGTTATTAAATGACCTTCTCTAAAATTGGATCTTTACCCTTCCACCAATATATTTGGATAGATTCTTCTTTTAAACGAAACTATTTATTCTTGTTCAGAATCTTTAGAAATTCCCAATTCCCAAGACTCCATAGAAGATTGATCGTCTTTTTGAATAAATACGGTTAAACGAACCTCTTCCTCTTCTTCTTTAGCAGAGAAATAATAATGAACAATTTCTCCAGATTCTTTTAAAGGACAAAGAATATTATTAGCTTGATTTAAAAGATCTTCTTTAGTATTCCAAACAAAGTTAGAAAGATTTTCAATAAGGTTAGTGAGAATGTCTTCTAAAATCATAAAAATATTTAATAAAGAATCAAAGCTTGACAACGTTTAAAATGACAATATATTAATTAAATGATTAACAAACTCTACAACATCGGTCTTGTTCTTTTTTCTTCTCCTTTTTTAATTGTAGGAGCCTCTTCTCTGTATACTATGTTTCGAATCGAACCAGTTGCGACTTGTTTGAATCTTTCTTTTGTTATCGGAGCTACTTTGATTGTTCTGTCTTGGTACCTCACAGATAAAAAAGATAATAACAAATAATTTTCATAAATAGAATTTATATATTATATGAGTTCTATTAAAATAAATGGAAAATTAGCAATAGAAGGAAAGATTGAATTTGGTCCTCTTGGGTATCAACAAGTTTTCGTATCTCATTCTATTCCTATTACCATTACTACTTCGGGATTTAGTTACAATTTATATCAAATAGGAACTAATAACCCTTCTCTATCTTGTTATAGAGGAACCAATTACGATTTTATTGTTAATACTTCTTCTCACCCTTTTGCTTTAAGGGCGTCTAGCGGTGATACTTCTACTACTATAGAAGGAGCGTATAATAACAATCCTTTAAATGGAAAAGCCAATGGGGAGGTAATTATGTTTACCCCCAATGCTTCTACTCCTTCTACTTTAGTTTATCAGTGCGTATTGCACCCTTCCATGATAGGAACTATTACGATTTTAGATTAATATTATGAATGACGTAGAAAAAATTTTAAAATGGATTAGAGAAGTAAATATTAAATCTCTTCCTTACAATGTAGCTGGTGTTGGTTGGGGTCAAAAAGAAAAGAACGGCGAAAAAACAGGAGAATATGGGGTCATCTTTACGGTACAAGAAAAGAAAGATTTAAGCCAACTAGCTCCTTCAGAAATTATTCCTAAAGAATTAGAACTGTTACTTCAAGAAGCTAAGATGGAAGTCTCTGAGACTATAGTGGTTAAAACAGACGTAAAGATAGCTAAGGTTCACGAAAAAATCATTTCATATTGCCATCCAACTAGTAATACTATTAGTCCAGTTAGAGACCATAGATCTCGCCAAAGAACCCTAATGGGGGGAATTGAGGCTATGACGGACTGGGGAAATTATGTAGGAACTTTAGGTCTTTTTGTACAAGACAAATCAGATGGTCAAATTGTAGCGCTTTCTAACAATCACGTCTTTGCTAATAGCCAAGTAGTAGCTAGTCTAGAAAACCCAAACGAACAAGGATTTACTACCACATTAAACATCTCTGGGTATCAACCTACAGGGTATTGGAAAACTACTCCAGATCAAGACTATATAGGAAAGTGTAAAAGAGCCGTCTTAGTAGGAAATGAAGACTCTACTATATTAGGTTATAGTAATGGAAATCCGGTTTTAGCAGAAACTTCTTGTGATGCGGCTATTTTGGAACTATCTGGTTATCAATTGATCGATTCGATTAATAGTCCTAATATTTTAAATTTTAATCCCCGAGCACCCTTTCCCTTTGCTACAGACTTAGAAATTGATTCTCTAGCTCCTGGAGGATCTCAACAAAAAGCTCCTATATTTAGAGCAGGAAGAACTCTAGGTCCTATTGGATATCCCGGAAATACTTTTAGTTGTAACTTATCGGTAGACGAATTGAATTGGGTTTTGGTGGGAACTTATAGTGGATTTCTTTCTTATTTCTCTAATTGTTTTTATGTAAAAGGAGACGTGGCACCCGGAGCTGGGGGAGACTCTGGATCTGCTATGTTAGCTCTCTTTAATGCCAATAGTCCTACCTTATCAGCTTGGAAAGTTATTGGACTTCTCTTTGCAGGACCTTCAGATAACTCTTATACTGTTGGTTGTAGAATAACCGAAATATCTAAAGCTCTTAATATTGGACCTTGGGATACTTTAATTCCTAGTATTAGTTCTCAAAGAAGTATTGTAAACCTTAAAAACAATTATTCACAAACCATAACACTCTCTGGTAGAACATTCTATCAAGTAGGATATCAATAAATAAAATTATATAAACTCAACGACGGTTACACTTACAGTTTTAAAATCCTTTAAAGAGGAGTCACAGTCGAAGGAGATTCCCACTCAGAGGAAGGCGGAGCTTTATCAATAAAGTAAGGACCGCGAAAGTTCTTTTTGGTATAAGAAAAAAGTTGTTTCAATGCCGGACAATTCTTAGGATACTCATTATAATACCAAAAAGAGATATAAGTTCCGTTCATGTCTGATTGTTTAGGCATGATGATTCCAGAGTATTTAGTAGAAATTCTTTGTGGGTTTCCTAAAACTTCTTTAGTTCCTCCTGTCCAAAGAGAAGCATCTAATACTCGATAAGGATCCTTAGGTTCAATAACCTTTAAAGTTCTTAAAGAAGATACTATA